TTCTGCTCTATCTTTTATTTCGGATTCAGTTAGGTTTGGTGCCTCATAACATATCGTAGACATGTAGTAAGACATTCCTGCAGCCAACAAGAAAGACATGAGATTTATTACAGTTAATATTATCTATAGAATGTGAAGTGTTTAAGGGATGCTAATCACTTCACAATCTAAAAACTTTATTAAAAGTTATCGTCTAACCTTTAATAAGAAAAATCCTAATTAAAGGTTAGAGAGCGTTGCCCCGAGGTAATACTTCCTCTGGAAATACAAAATTCTCATGGGGTTGGTCAGCAGGTGCCATCCAAGCACGAATTCCTTCGTTGAGCAATATATTTTTTGAATAAAAAGTCTCAAACTCAGGATCTTCTGCTGCTCTAATCTCTTGACTTACAAAATCATAAGCACGAAGATTAAGAGCAAGCCCAATGATGCCAATAGAAGAGACCCAAAGACCCATGACAGGAACAAACAACATAAAGAAGTGAAGCCAACGCTTATTGCTAAACGCAACCCCGAAGATTTGTGACCAAAAACGATTAGCAGTAACCATCGAATAGGTCTCCTCCTCCTGAGTGGAATCGAACGCTTTAAATGTGTTTGCCTGTTCTCCATCTTCGTATAAGGTATTTTCAACAGTAACGCCATGAATAGCACTGAGCAATGCTCCACCTAGTATACCCGCAACTCCCATCATGTGGAAGGGATTGAGCGTCCAGTTATGAAAACCCTGAAGGAACAACAGGAATCTAAAGATTGCTGCTACCCCGAAACTAGGTGCAAAGAACCATGAAGACTGACCCAGTGGATAGATGAGAAACACACTGACAAAAACAGCGATAGGCCCAGAGAACGCAATAGCATTGTAAGGTCGGATACCGATAAGACGTGCCAGTTCAAACTGACGTAACATGAAACCTATAAGTGCAAAGGCACCGTGGAGAGCAACAAAGGACCAAAGCCCTCCAAGTTGGAGCCACCGTTGAAAGTCCCCTTGAGACTCAGGGCCCCAAAGTAGAAGAAGAGAATGACCCATAGCATCAGCAGGCGTTGAGACAGCTGCCGTGAGAAAGTTAGCACCTTCAAGATAGGAACTAGCAAGACCGTGGGTGTACCAAGACGTAACAAAAGTTGTCCCAGTAAGCCAACCGCCAATGGCCAAATAAGCAGTGGGAAGAAGTAGTAGTCCAGACCAGCCCACAAAGATAAAACGATCCCGTTTAACCCAGTCATCAAGGACATCAAACCACCCCCGTTGTTGTTGTGTAAGAGTTGAAGTTGTCATAACCTCCAATATATCTGTTCATATTTATGTTACACAACTTCACATTAACAGTCAATGAGTGTTTCTACTTGTTTGCGTCCTTCCAGTCCCGATCAAACTGCTCCAAACCCTTGTCAGTCATAACGTTCTTATACATCTTCCAAAATACGATAGGAGGAATGGTAACAACGTCTGCACCATACTCTGCACATTTCTCTACCTGTCTCACATCACGAATTGATGCTCCTAAAATTTGAGGTGTCTTAAGACCTGTTGCATTGAGTTGATTATAGACCTTTCTAATCTTCTGGATCAATTCCAATCCATCAACAGAGTTATCTTCCCATCTACCAATGAATGGAGAAATATAAGTTGCTCCAGCCTTAGCAGCCAAGATTGCTTGTGCAACTGAGAAGACAAGAGTTACGTTAGTCTTAACACCAGTTCTAAAGAGTGATCTACACGCCTTCAATCCTTCAACAGTACAAGGAACTTTGATTGTAATTGCTGATGAGATAGTAATAAACTCTTGTGCCTGGTTCAACATCTCTCCTGAAGTATCCGCTACAACCTCTGTGGAGATACTTTCTAGTGCCAAGAGACCTGAGAGTTCCTGTGCAACCTCTTGAAGGGTTCTACCACTCCTTAGAATGAGTGTGGGGTTTGTTGTGACACCATCAATGAGACCAGTCTCATACGCAGGAGTGATCATGTCAAGGTCTGCGGTATCTAAAAATATTTTCAAGATTGTTTTTGAAGAACTTCATTATGTATTATATCATTATTTCCATTATTGTTCCAGTGTCTTACTGCATTTGAAACAATAGCCACATTAGTAATGAGATATGTGAGGAATATAAAACTCCTAACCATAGCAATGATGTCTGATTCTCTGTCACATTTAGATCCTTTTTCTCCAAGTGCCTTTGCCCAGATTCTCCATATAGATTTTCCTTTATTTTTTTTCTTTCCCATTCTTCTTATGTGGTCGATACAACTGTGGCCAAGTGTCTCTAATAATTTGAGCTAACTTGTCTGGAGTATTAGTGGTTATCATTGAGGTAGGAGTTCACCCGTGAAATATATCTATGCACAAAAAAAGAGACCCGCGAAGGTCTCTTTCTTGTTATTCAGTTTTTCAGACGCTTATCAACCAACAGTAGGAGCAGTAAGTGCTACAGGAGTACTTTCTGCTGCTGCAAGGTCAAGTGGAAAATTATGAGCATTACGCTCATGCATTACTTCCATTCCCAAACCAGCTCTGTTAAGAACGTCAGCCCAGGTGTTAAGAACTCTACCTTGTCCGTCAATGACGGACTGATTAAAGTTGAAACCGTTCAAATTGAAAGCCATCGTAGAAACACCAAGTGCGGTGAACCAGATACCTACAACCGGCCATGCGGCAAGGAAGAAGTGAAGTGAACGGGAGTTGTTGAATGATGCGTATTGGAAGATCAAACGACCGAAGTAACCATGGGCTGCGACGATGTTATAGGTCTCTTCTTCTTGACCAAACTTGTAACCATAGTTCTGTGACTCAGTTTCAGTTGTCTCACGGACAAGTGAAGATGTGACCAGTGAACCATGCATTGCGGAGAACAGTGAACCACCGAAGACACCTGCGACTCCCAACATGTGGAAGGGGTGCATCAGGATGTTGTGCTCTGCTTGGAAGACCAACATGTAGTTGAATGTACCACTGATACCCAAGGGCATTGCGTCAGAGAAAGAACCTTGACCGAAAGGATAGACCAGGAATACTGCACTCGCAGCAGCGACTGGTGCGGAATATGCCACACAGATCCAGGGGCGCATACCTAGACGGTAAGAAAGTTCCCACTCACGTCCCATATATGCATAGATGCCGATGAGGAAGTGGAAGACTACTAGTTGGAAAGGACCACCATTGTAAAGCCATTCATCAAGTGATGCAGCTTCCCAGATGGGGTAGAAGTGAAGACCGATTGCGTTTGAACTAGGAACAACTGCACCAGAGATGATGTTGTTACCATACATGAGTGAACCAGCGACGGGTTCACGGATACCATCGATGTCCACAGGGGGAGCAGCGATGAAGGCGACGATGAAACATACTGTTGCTGCCAACAGGGTAGGGATCATCAGTACGCCGAACCAACCAACATACAAACGATTGTTGGTTGATGTTACCCACTCACAGAAATTCTGCCATGGGGATGTTTGTTGCCTTGTAAGAGTTGTAGCCATTGTTTTAAACAAAAAAGTAAGACCATCAGGGAATGGTGGAGTTACTATTTCTCTATCACCCTAAGATAGAGATATGAAAGACGTGTTTATACACCCTATAGGTCTTGGTTGAAGGGGTGTTACAAATGATTAAGGAATGTGTTGGTTCCTTAACCTCTCGACTTATTTATAATAACTCATTCTCAGGTGTCTGTCAACCCTTTTTCTAGAACCACTTGACAGACTGGCCAAATCCCTGTAGGATTAGGCTTGTCCGGGTTCATAAGAACTAGTATCTATATTCTTCTAGAATATCTAACATCTTATTAAGATACTTATGAGCTAAGTCTTTTTCTTTTTGCCATACTGTAGGTGGTTCGTTATATACTTCGTCTTTAAGTTTTAGAACTTTCATTTTAAGTTCTTCTTTCTTTACTTGATTTTTACTCATTAGGATTCCAGTTACCAATAAATTCTGATCTCTTTTCCCAAGAGTCAACTTTTTCATAGACTAATCCTTTCTTGTATTTTTTATTAATACATTGGGGATCATTTGTTTTTGAGCAGACTAAGTTGTGAAGGGTTTCTTCATTTCCTTTGTTACCTGTTCTCCATATATGATTGTCATTTAACCATACAGCACCGCACTTGGGGCATTCCTTCCTGTTAAATGACAGGTCAGACAGCTCTTTATCGGACATTATAGTAAATTGTTCATTCCTATACAGTAAGTATATTTATAGATCACCTTTAGATAAATAAGAACAGTGTATGAGATCGATAACAAATGAAAAGGTTCTTACCTTTTATTATGTTAATGATGACTACCGGAAGTGTATCTGCTGGTGAACTTACGTCTAGACATTCTTCTAGTGTTCAATTGACCGTTGAAGGACCAGCTATTCAGTCCACAAGACTTGGTTCTACTTATTCTGTTTCTGGATCTAATATTACTGCTTCCACCTTGGGTGGATTAACTGGTAGTTCTGCTACTGCTCCAGCTACAATTAGTGCAGGAAGTTATGCTGTTACTAACTCTGGTGAAGCATTTAGTTTTACAGAGACTAATTTTATTGGCGATACTCCTACGACCACACAAGTGGCATTGACTTCTGGTCAATTTGACTCTCCAAATCTTTATGGAGATTCTACAACTCAGATTGGTGGAACTGCAGGAACTCTTGCGGGTACTATCGATTCTGCGGGTGTTATGACTATTACTGCTGGTGGAGCTGGCACTACTGCCACAGGACAATTCGTAACTGAAGTAACTGTTCGTTGATTTAAATCATGTCTAGACTAAAAGAGTCTATTGGTTTTGGTTTAATCTTGGGCATTATACATGGACTGCTTCAACCTGTTGGTGCAGTGCCAGTCGTGCCCAACTTTACACAGGGCTCCATGACTAGTCACACGGAGACGACACAAAACATCAAAGAAACCATCAATTCGATGGATTACAGAACAGGATATGAATACTCTGTGACTGGAAGTGGTATTACTGCAGCAGGTGAATTGAGACCTGCAACATCATCAACTGTTAATGAAATTGAAGGAGTGACTTCACGATGGGTAGGATTATCAAACAGACCAAGTTTCTCTCAGACTCTTCCAGGAGGAGCCTTTCAATATACAGAAACATACAGTGGACCTGGTCTTCAAAACCAAACAATAATACAAAGAGAAACAATAGTAGAGTCAGTAACCGACACAATTTCCATTTTTTCCCAGTAATCGGAGTATGTTTAATTGGTTTCTTATCACCTACAAAGGTTCTTGCAGAGTCTGTTGGGGGTGTCAGTGCTACTGCTGCCCCTGTTGCTAATAGTTCTGGCTCAGTTACAAACCAAGCCATTCAAGTCCTCCAGGGACCTTATATTACGAACACCTACGGGGGAGGTATTCAATGTCAAGGTCCCACAATGAATGTTACACCATACGTTACTGGAGCAGTCTCCAGGTCATTACCTTGGGAACCATATTATAATGATCCTGTATATGATGTGACCGACTTCACAGGTCGTTTTGATGAGGATGGTAATGACATTGGTGATGGTATTCCAGATAATCCAGGAAGAGTTGTGTATGAGGTTCCTGTAAGAACTGGTCAAAAAGATAATTATAATTTAGGTCTTGGATTTTCTGTTACTTGGTCTCGTCCTTTAGACAAAACTCTTCAAGACCAATGTAAGTTAGCAGCACAAACTCAAATAGAATTACAACAACAAATCACAGCCAACAAAAGATTGGACTTTGAGATTGCAAGACTCAAGAACTGTGGTGAGTTAATGAAATCTGGTATTAGTTTTCATCCCAAAAGTCCTTACTATAAAATCTGTGCGGATGTAGTGGTTCAGAATGTTACTGTTGTTCCACAACATCGTCATTCTATCCCTAGACCTACTTCTTCACCTTCGCCTTCACAGACTTCAACTTTGCAATCGCTTGATTCCGATCCCGCTGCTCTGCTTGGCGTTCCTTTACAGACAAGGTCTTCAGTTGTTTTCCCCGAATAGCGGCAATCTTCTTTGTAACTTTCTTAACCGTTGGTTTGACTACTTTCAATAGTATGTCCGCCAACGGTTTTGCTAATAGTGCAGATGTAGTTGCGATCACTGCAATACCACCAACCTGCATTACCTGACCACCACTAGGAAGACCAGAGATAACTTGTTCTATAATTTGTACAGGTTCTGTAATTCTGATACAAGTGCCATCGATCAACTCATAGGCAATTACTTTCTCTCTATATCCATTAAGATACGTTCCAACAGGTTCTCTTGTTTCTTGAACAGGTGTGGGACATTTAACTGTCGGTACAGTTGATGAAGAATCTGTTCTTGGTGATTCTATTTTTGTATCCGGTTCATTAAACCTGGTGTCTACCGTAGAAGGTCTGGTGGGTAATGTTTGATTTGGTGTATAATTAGGAGGATTAAATGATGGGACATTTCCATCACAATATGTTAGTATTCCTCTTGAATCTTCACGGTTTTCGTTTAACGGATTATTAGATTCATGTGCTTCAACACAACCAGGTATATCAACAATAGGGTTACCTATCTGAACCGTAACTGGTGGATCATAAGTTTGTATTGAAGGTACATCATTCAAAACACTTCTAACTGGTAAAATTCTTATACTATTGATAGGTATACTATTAGATGGTATAGTGTTTGTTCTGATGTTTGAAATGTCCATCAACTATTAGAATGGAAGTGCTGGACCAGTGGTGGTAGGAAGTGATGGAATTGCGTCGCCAGTAACACCAGGAAGTTCTGGCATGGCCGAATCCATCATTCCAGGAAGTGCTCCAGAAATTGCTTCTGCTGCAGTACTCGCAACTTGTCCCTTTACATTTTCAATAATAGAATCCTTATTGAGATAAACATATGCACCACCACCTACAATAGATGCAGTTCCTGTAAACGACAATAGTGCCAAAACATTAATTAGTTTTTGCATCTTCTGTTATCCTTTTCATAAGTTCTTTTCTATCTATATCTAATTGTCTTTTCAACTTTCTTTTCATCATCTCCATTTTGATCTTTATTGGAAAATATCTTAATTGTAAATTGATGTAGATGAATAGATTTCTAGTGTTTTCAACACCAGCATATGCAACCATCAAAATAATGATCACTACAGTTAGATAAAAACCAATCACTATTCTCCCCTATTACTATTTGTGGATGGGATAAGTTGATAAGATAACTTATCTCTTAGTTTATTGACACGTTCTACATCATATTGTTTGAAGTGTTCTCTCTTTTCGACATGTTTATAATAGTGTAATGCATTTTGGATGATTGTAAAATCTTCCATCGATAACTGAAAATCAAATAAGTGTTCCATGTGCCCTACGAATTTCTCTCAATGCTTCAAGATTCATATCTTTTGTGCCACCATCATAAGGATGAGCATATCCTTCGGCAATCATTTGCTCGTTAAGGGACAACTGTTCATCCCCGCGGTATAACCAACCAAGAAGACGGCCGTATTTACCGACGCCACCAACAAGTTCAGTCCTAACAGACAACTCATCATCACCAGCGATAGTACTCTCCAATTTCTCTTTGAGCCAGTTGGTTGCGTCGATTCCAAGTGCCTTTTCCTCTAGATTCTTCGTCCTCTTTTCTGGCGTATCAACTCCTGCAACTCTAACTCTTTCTTTCTTGTATAGATCAAACCCGAGGTCGATAGTTATATCCAGCGTATCTCCATCAAGGACACGATTTACCTCCACTACTCGGAAGTTGTAGCAGCTCTTCCTGCTCGGTGGTTTCAGTGCTCCCATGAGATTCTCTTTTATCAACGCCTAATATATAGTAGATAGTATAACCAGCCATACAGACAGAAAGAAAGACCATAAAGATCACTGACCACACAGGATCGTTTACATTAGTATGTGGATGTAGTAATAAGTTCATGAATTCTCAAATTGATCTTCAAGTATTATTTTAAATAAGTTATCTCTTAGCGCCCATAACTGTTCTTGTTCTTCATAAGGCCTGGCAGGAGCTCCTGGCCAATACTTAATGGTTTCTTTCACACAGTGATGCATGAGTTTTATATCTTCTATTCTTACACTTATTGTGTAATCACAATCTTCATCATAATACTCTTCTTCGTTCATCGATTTCTTGGATCTAATCCTAGATTTTTAAGATATTCACACCACCAATCGGCATCTTTTATATACCTCCAATTTGGGACAGGTTTTCCTTGTTCTACCACATAGTATTGATAGAGCGCATCATCTATAGTCTGTGCGATCTCCATACTCCTCTTCATCTTCGTCAACGTCTGCATATGCATCTGCCACGAATGGTCCTCGTTTTCGTAGAGGTTCTTTTCTAACATATGTGTTTTCAGAATTAACTGCAGATACCCATACTGAAAGTTTAATTATAACAAATATTAGAACTAGTGGTGTAAAGCAACCAATTAAAATAACTGGATTCATTTATGCTTCCTCGTGAAAGGTTCCCAGTGTTCCCAATGATATTTATGAACTACCCACATTCCTAGGATAGGAACAAAAACTAGAATAGTTGATAGAAATCCTAATCCGTATGGATTGTTTAATACAGTCCCACAAAACCTAGCAAACTGTAACATCATCTCTTTCCTTGTTTAACTGACCATGTTAACTCCATACCACTAACCAGTAGTATGACAAATAAGAATACAAAAAGACCACTCATGATGATGAATACGCGTTACTGATACCCCATAAAACAAATGATGTTATTGAAGTTAGTATTAACATTGCTGCAATATAATAGTGTTTCATTATTCTCAAATTAAAGAAAGTACAAATAAAAATAATCCAATGAAAGTGTAAAAACTGATGATAATTAATTGACCATCGTCCATAAGTCTCTAAAATAGAAATCAACTGTTGTTAAACTACCTTCAGGAATATCCTTACTTGTGTGAGCCCACTCTATACAGAAGGTTGGTATAGTTGGTGAATTTAGTACTCCCTTGACTCCATACATTCTTGCGAATGAACTCATGGCAAATTCATAACGAGACTTAATGTGCGGTTCCATTCCCGTCGTACTTATCTGATTCATAATAAACATTCTCCCCTTTGTAAAATCCAAACAGTACTGTAGTGATTACAAAGGGGATTGATATCCAAAGTAATACGTGTGATAAAGTCATTTAAATTTTATTCAACATGAACAACACCAGTCATACCTGCACCTTGATGAGGACCACAGAAGAAGTTATAGTCTCCTACATCAGCAAATACAACATCCTGTGTTTCTCCAGGAGCAAACAATAATGCTTCTCTGGAAAGATCTGGACGTGCCTCAACAATAATATTATGAGGAGGTAGTGCTTCGTTAATAAAATGAACTGTGTCACCTGCAGAGATTGTGATCTCATTAGGTTCAAATGCTAAGTTACCACCAGCACCCATTGAGACATCTATTGCCCATGCAGGAAATGCAAAAAATAACGTGGCAATTAATGTAAAAATAAATTTCATATTAGTTTACTCAACTACATTATCTATTATAGTGATATTCTTTGAAAGTGGTGGTTTGTTATGAGATCCTTACTTAAAACTTTCTAAGTATTCTTTCTCAGTCTGATAGGGATGAACCTTACCTATCTTTAATTCCCATGCATACTGAAGATCCTGGATCAACCATTGATCCACACGATAACAGTACTGCCAATTGATAGGTTGTATACAATTCAAAATTACTACTTGAAAGAAAGCAACTCCATAATTAATGATGGTACACATTAACCTTTAGGTTCTACCGCAGATATTACAACAGGTGCCTGTTCAATTCTAATTGTTTGTGAAGGAGCAGTTTGTGATGCTGCCTCAATCAATCTTTCCATATCTTGTTTAGTAACTCCACTACCATTACCTTTAACACTTTCACCATTTTTCTTTGCTGCCTGAACGCCAAAAGTCGCAAGCACCCCAGTAAAGACACTTGCGATAAAAGTCGGATCTAATTTCTGTTCGGGGATTCCAAGTGCTGGGGGTAACTGAATGTATGCCAACGTGAGTATTCCGCCAGACCAAACAAGGATGCCAAGCCTAACAAAAGTAGACAAAATTTCAAGTTGTTCTTGTTTGTCATCAGTTGCTTCCTTTATCTTTCCCAGAATACCCTTCTTTTTGGGTTCTTCCTTCTTGGTAACTTCCTCTGACATTTGATGAAAGCGGTGTTAATTTATTTATTAAAAAGGGACTCTAATGAGACCTTACACCTTGATATACTGGTTGCATCATACCATCATCTGGGGGCCCATCATCGTCAATGTCATCAGTAAAGAAGACAGAGTAGAAGATAAAGGTTCCCAGAAGAATAGAACCTAAAATTAACATCAAAAAATTCCAGGAATTAGCTGCCCTGTTGTTGCATATGCACCGATGGCTGCGATGATACCCAGCATTGCTGCCCAACCATTAATACGTTCTGCTCTTTCGTTCATTTGTTTTCTCCTGTGTATTGTTGTAGATAACGACTCTGCCATTTTCATGTGTGAATATTAGTTCATCATCATGTGCCCAACAGAGCTCTTCATAAAGGGCATTTAGTCTCTCCATATCTTCATAGAGAGCATTGTGATTCGACATAATCAAAAGAGATCTTCTTCTTTTTCAGTCTCGACTACACAGTCTGAGGTAGGATATGAGACGCATAGAAGTGTAAATCCTTCTTCAATTTGATCATCATCCAAGAATGATTGATCACTTTGATCAACTGTACCACTTACAAGCTTGCCGCAACAAGATGAACATGCACCTGCTCGACAAGAATATGGAAGATCGATACCTTGTTCCTCGGCAACATCTAGGATATACTGATCACTATCACATTCGATAGTTTGTTCAGATCCGTCCGAAGATCGAAGAGTAACACTGAATGTCATTAGTAAGTCTCTGATAATTTTTCTACTGAGTAAGCCAACAAAACAAAGAAGGCTACACTAGTTATAGTAAAGAAAAATTGTGTCATTGTCAAGTACTCCTTTTTACATTCATGTGTTGTGAAATCATCACTTATCAGATACCAAAGGCACCGAAGAAGAAGAGACTCCCAGTTGTTGCATAAGAGATAAGACCGGCAACGAAACCCATCATGGCAAAACGACCATTCATTTTCTCTGCACGTTCTGCATATGTCTCAAGACCATAACGCTCTGCGTCTGTCTCTGAAACATACATTCTTGGTTCTGTAGCGTACATGTTTGTACGTCCACCGTCTTCAGTTGTTACAGTCATGTTACACTCCGTAATGTTTCTTTACATATTATATAGTAAATCTAAAGACCTGTCAAGTTTTGTGAAGTTACTTGGGAGTGTACTTGCATCTCTCAGGATTTTTCTTACACCATTGATACACATATCCATCAGGATCATTACTCATCTCATAGTGAGCATGATTGTGTAATGCACTTATCAATATCAGTATCCCTATCAAGGAGACTGATACTTGAGCTGCAGGATTTGTAACTACGGTTAGTAAATATTTTTTCATTCTACATCAGTAGGGGGATTTGGCCATCCAGGGGGACACATAGGTACAACGAAAGGTTCACTCATAATAAATTTAACTATTTTTTCATCAATCTCTACAGGGTTTATAGGATCACTATCTCTCCATAGGGAGGGCATATCTACAAGTACTTTACCTGTAGTATCAGAGGGTGTAATACTTCTGATACAAAGAGCTGGTGGAGTATATTCCATAAAAAAAGGGATGCCGTCGCATCCCCAGTATAACATCTAGATGTTTATGTGTCTATATTGAATATCAGAAGCTGTACTTCAGACCCAACTTGGTACCATAACCGCGATCGATGTCACTGTCACCACTACCAACGAAGGAGACTTCGCCATAAGCACCAAGAGCATCGGTCAATGCAAGACCAAGACCGGCCTTACCAGAAGGAACGGTATCACTTTCAGCACCATCAGGACTGACGACAGTTGCACCACCTTGAACGTAGTAAGAAGTGGACTCACCGAGTTCACCTTCGTAGCCAACGTGAAGATCGGTTGCGGTACCACCGTAATCAGAACCGGTCCAACCAGAATTAGCTTCTACATTGACGTAGGGCCCTGCAAGGGCGGCACCAGCGGACATGGACAGAGCAGCGGTTGCTGCGAATACAGATTTGAACATTTTTGTTTTA